GCCGCCGCCGCCATAGGTGACGGCAGAGCCGGTGATGCTATTCGTGATGCCGTTGCCGCCGCTGCCCGCCGCAGCGGTCGCGCCCGCTTGACCGACGCCGCCCGCGCCGCCACCGCCGCCGCCGCCGTTGCCCGTTCCAGAACCCGCGCCGCCGCTGTTACCGGCTGCACCGAGGCCCCCGGCATTTCCCGTCCCGGTAAAGCCCTGACCGCCGCCGCCGCTGCCCCCGGTGTTGCTGGCGTTGGTCGTGGTGCCAAGGCTCGCGCCGCCACCGCCGCCGAGCGCGGACGTGACTGTCGGGAAGACCGATCCAGTGCCGTTGCTTCCGTTCGTGCAAGGCGTCGCCGAACAAGCAACCCCACCAGCGCCACCAGCGCCAACCGTGATCGAATATGCCCCCGCCGCAAGCGTGGTTGATCCGGCAACGATTTGTCCCGCACCACCGCCGCCAGCGCCTTGTCCTTGGGTGGAAACCCCGACGCCGCCGCCGCCGCCATCGCCGACAACGAGATAGTTGATCGCAACGGGGCCTAAGCCCGTGCATGTCAGCGTGCCGCTCGCATTGAAGGTGTGGACGCGGTTCGTGCCGTTCGTGCTGATCGTGCCGCCCGTGCAAGTGAAAACATTGCCCGCCGCTTGCGCGAACGGCATCGGGAAGGTGCCCGGCATGTTCGCAAACGTTGGCGTGGTGCCGACGATCAACAGCGAAGCGATGAGGGGTGTTAAAAAATGCGCGCGGCTTTCCCATCCGCGCCGAAGGCTGCGGATCAACGTCAGTCTGTTCATGGGATCAGCGAACGTCTTTGATTAGAGACGCCGGACAAAAGCCAGCGACCGGGCACGTATAAAAGAGCAAGTCGTTTGAGTTCGCAGCGGTGGAAAGCGTCGGGACCACACCACCAGAGAATTTGAACGCGCCACTGAAAACGGCAGTCCGGTTGCCGGTTGCGTCCTGCTGCAATCGGATGATGCCCGATTTTCCAACCGTGACGTTGCTCACCGTCATGCTTGTGATGTTGCCGCCTAGAACCGTGACGGCATTGATGAACGTCGAAAAATCGTAATTAATCGACGCGGCATAGGGCACCACGACTTCGCCGGGATAGATGATGCTTGGCGCAATCGGCACCGCTGTTGCAACGCCCGCGTAATATTGCGCGACGCTCGCGAACACCAAGGACTGAAACGACGGATCGGTGGTAGTGCCGTCGATCCGAGAAATGTCCCGGCCGCGCCGGGAGCGGCGGCACCGAAGCCTTGAACGCCCGGCCCCTTGCCGATGGGGACCGCGTGATTGGCAACCTCGCCCGACTGTTGGGCAAGCGCGCTCGATGCCGCGAACAGGATCGCAGCCGCAAGAAGGATTTTTTTCATCATGCTACCCACCCAAGGCCGGAGACTGGCCTCAATTCCAGTGAGCCGCCGTTGGCGGCAATCGTGTACGACGCCAACCCCATAATGAGTTCGCCCCCAAACGGCGTGAGCGTGATGTTGTTGGTGCCTGCGTCTCGCTTGAAATCGGCGACAAGGACCGAGCCGTTTTTGGTCGAGGCTTGCGGCAACGTAACAGGGGTCGGCGAGCCGCTAGCTTTGTTGACCGCCACCACGCGATCATTGGCCGCGATCACTAGCGTTCCTGCGGATGACCACACGCGGGTAATACCCGCCTGCGCGGTAATCGCCGCCGTGACGAACGCGGTGGACGCTGCGGAATTATCGTTGTCGCCCGGTGCCGCTGTCGGGACTTGCGGGTCGCCCGTGAATTGCGGGTTGTTGACCGGGGCGCGCGAAACATCGGTCGGGTGGACGTGATCGCCGCGCGAGAAAAAAATCGACGCGCCCGCATTGCCAACGCCGTCCATCAACGGGATGGCGTTGCTTGGCGCGGTGCCTGCCGACAACGAGAGTGGGCAGAGTTCGTAAACGTCGGTCGCGCTATTCCAAATCAGCGCGTAGAGCGTCGTCGTGTCGGGCGGCAACGCAATGATCGGCGGCAAAAACTGTTCGTAATCCAGGTTGACGGTGTAGCTGCCGTTACTCTTGTCGATCTCAATGCCGAGGCCGCCGAAAGCGTTCGCCGGAAAATTTACGAGTGTCTTGAGTTTGAGCGCCGGGAAATTGGTCATCACACCACTCCGTCAACGATGGCGAGCGGCCCGATGGCGAGTTGCACGGTTTCCGTGCCGTCGCTGCTCGTCAGTGTCAGTCCGGTGTCATAGGTGCCGGGACACAACGAGCGCATTTGGTCTCGCGTGAAGAACCACTGGAACATTCCCAAGCCGATGATGGTGAGGTTGCCGATGTCTGTTGAGGCCGCGAGACACCCGCCACCGTAATCGCTGTTGAAACCGTCACCGTAGAAGCCGCCGCGCCGCTTCATGCGGGCGACGAACTCCAATGAACATCCGGTGAGATCGATGGGGTTATTGTCGAGATCGGTGACAAGCCCGTTGAACACCCAACTTGCGCGGTTGGATTGTTGGGCAAACGCGACATGATACATGGCGCTACAGCTTCAAATAGAAGGTGATGAGTTTGCGCGGGCCGACCGTGCGATGGGCCTGACCGCCGCCGATGATCGCGGTCTGATTGTCGTTGGCACCGCTCGACGAGCCGATGGTGATGCCGGTGGTGTTGGGATTGATATTGATGCCGGTTGCGTTACACATGCCGATCACGGCACCCGTGCCGACGCCGACCGGCCCCGATGCCGTGCCTGATGTCCCTCCCGAGACGCCGTGCGCGTGGCCGGGATCGCGGAGAAACACCGGGTGCTGGTGCGCCGGAATTTGTGTCGGCCCAAGCGTGAGACTTTCGCCGCCGCCAACCGCGCCCAACACGGTCGGGTCGGAGCCGAAATAGGCCGCCGACAATCGACCGGCCGGAGCCGCACCCATCGTATCGAGACCACCGACCGCGTAGCCGCGAAAATCAGGCGTCGCGATCTGCTTGTTTGCGGTCCAATCCGCAGCGGCGCTCACGCCCCGGCCACCGGGCGACACCACAAGCAAGGGGTCTTTCAACCAAAGATGACTAAACAATGCTTGCGCGGAAGGGTCGGCGAGTTCGGTTGCGCCCGACGACGACGATCCAATCGTGTTGCCGTTCGACCTGACAAAACCTGAGAGGATCGACGTGTCATAGCGAAACTTCATATCGCCGGTTTGCAGCACCGTCGTTGGATCAACCGTGCCGCCGCCGCCACCACCGCCGCCAGCGGAAGGCCCGATGACAAGGATGTTGTCTTGAACGAATTTGACGACGCCGTTTACATCTTGCAGCCGCACCTTGATCTGGCCGTCCGCGAGGAAAAATTGCGGAATGCGCCCGGCCGCATCCAGCGTCATCGGGTTCGGCAGTGTCAGCGTCAGGCCCGTGTCCTGAAACGGGTTTTGCGGCGTGTTGACCGTGCCCGCCTGAATGATGAACAACTGGCCGCCCGAAAGCGGTTGCCCAAATTCGTCTAGCTGTTGCGTCATCGAAAGCGGGATGGTGCCTGCCATGATGGCCCCAATAAAAAAGCCCGCGCGAGGCGGGCTTTGCTGTTCGGATTTTTGTCGGACTATTTGTCCTGCGACGAATTTTCTAAGAGGCGCGTCGTGCTCTGCAACGCGATCAGCTTCGTCGCGCTTGGAGCGCGGTCATAAGCCTGTGCAATGCGGCCCCACCGCGAGAGTTGCCGCGCGCCTTGCGGTGTAGCGAGGACTTTTGAAATCCCGCGCAAACCAAGCCCGGCGATTGCAACGCCGATGGGATGGGCAACGCTTGCGGTGCCTGCGGCGACAGCCAGCCCGGTCTTGAGCGTGCCTTTCAAGAGATTGTGCCAAGCCGAGACTTGCGCCGTCCCCGATGGGTTGCCGTATTTTTTCAGATTGTCGCCGTACTGCTTTGCGAGCGTGTAAAAGTCTTGCATCGATTGCCGATGCTCTCTGTCGAGCATCACGGCCTTGGCTTGCGGCGAATAGTCATCCCAATTTTTTACGAATTTATCGACACTGAAATGCTCGCCGCCGCCGCCCATGTTACGAAGCCATGCGCCGCGAAGTTCATCGCGATTGGCATCCGTCATCCGGCCCCATGTCTTTGCGAATGTCTTGATATCGCCGCCCCGGCGCATCGTCCGGTCAAGCGTGCCAAGCACCTGTTCGTCGCTGCGATTGCGGCCAAGGACCTTGCTCGCCAATTGCTCTGCGCGGCCCGGCTCAACCTTGGCCAGCTTTGGTTCGCTCTGCTTGGCAATTCTCGCCGCTTCCCTCAAATGTTCCGGCGTCTGTTGGGAGAGTTGAGCATAGCCGCGCATCAAATCATGTTCATGCGGTTCGAATAAATGCGAACCCATGCGCGTCGGCGTAAAACCACCGACGTTGCGCGCAACGGCGTTTGGACCGCCCTCGCTCATCGTATTCCAGTAAGCGCCGCGCAATCGATTGCGAAATTCATCGCCGTTCGGGACCGCGTTTCTGATCGCCTCATAGAGTGGAGCGGAAACCCGGCGATTGCCGGGCTTGGCACCGATCAGATTGTCGCGAAGTCCTTCCGGGCCAATGCCGCCAGTCACGATCTGGTTGAGGGTTTTCGCGGCGTTGCGCGGCTCTCCCTCTGGCAGCCTGCGATAATTATAACCAAACCTTTCCATCAAATCGCGGTGTGCGGCCCTTGCTGCATCGATCACGGGACGCGCGTTTGGTTCGCTATCCGGTGTCAAATGACTGCCGAGCGCATCATTGCGCCAATCGTCAAACGCGCCCTTGACGATCCTTGATGCGAAACGATCCTCGTTGCTTTCCGCCTCCATCCCCATGCGCCCGATACGCTTGTTCAAATGCTCAAGACCTTGAACAGCGACGGCGTTAGCGCCGGGCGCGGGAGCGTGGCGGCCCAACATGCGAAAGTCGGGAGGTACAGCATCGGTGCCGCCCGGAAACCCTAATTGCTCAAGAACACTGGCCGGAATATTTTCGCCGTACTCTTTTTGTAGCGCCTGCAACATTCGCGGCGGCACGTTCGGCGGCACGTCGCCCGGCCTGCCGGAAAGACGGTCCAACTCGCGCAACATTCTGGATGCGTTCGATCCGGGGTCGTCAATATCGACGCCAGCCTCACTCAACGCCTGTTCTGCACGCGGGCGCAAATCCGAAAAGGCCGACGTGTGAACCCGTGCGTCGAGATCGTTCACATCGGAATAAAGCCGGTCCTTGCGCTCTCGCGACCGCCGTGCCGCGTCCTGCACATCAGAAATGGTGTCCTGCGCCATTTCCATCGGAGCCACGTCACCGAAGGCGCGCGTCGCGGCATTGTTGGCCTGCGCCTGTCGCGCCGTGATGGCTTGCTCGCGTGCCTGATTTTCCTTTTCCCAAGCATCAACACGAGTGGCGTGATCCGCTTCCGCCGCCGCCTGCGCATCGGCGGCCTCGCGTTTTGCCGTCCCGCTCAAGGTTTGCTCGATGCCGCCGCCAACGATGTTTTCAGGCAGCGCCGGGCTATGCTCTTGTGCCAGCGCTTCGACGCCCGCACCCATTTGCGCGGGCACGGCGCGCACCGCCTCATCCAGTGGTGTGCCGACAATCGGCGCTTTCGAAAGTGCGACGCTACCGGCCCTAAGAGCGGGGTTTTCAAAGGTGAGAGCGCGCGGGATGTCTACCCGCATGCCGCGCTGATCGAGCCGCTGCTGTGCCTGCTCGATCTCGGAAGGTATCGGCGGCGGTGACGACGGCGGTGGCGGCGGTTCACGCGGGAGATCATAGAAAGGTTTCGACACATCCGCCGCTCTTGCGATCTCGCCGACGCCACGGCCTACCCGGCTAGCAACAGCTTCGCCCCCGCCGACCAGCATTGAAAGATCGAGCGCGAAGCCAGTCGGATCGGTTGCGATCTTTTTCTTTAAGCCCTCCTCGCTGCCGTAGCTCTCAACAAGGCCGTTCAAAATCTCGGTCGGAATTTTTTTGATAAGCGACGGATCATTATAAATTGCGCTGCCGACGTGATAAGCCATCTTGAACGGATTGAGCGCCCCGTAACTCTGGTTCTTGCTGTAAATATTAGCCAGCGGCTCAACTATGTCCCGATAGGCACTCGGCAACAGATTTTTTGCCGCCTCGCCCGGAACGTCAGACCATGCGCGCGGGTGTTCGGTTGCGTCCTGCTTTTCGAATGGATCAACAATGCCCTTATTCGGTGCGGCTGGCGCATCGAACGGGTCAACGATTGCCATGATCTAGCCGCCGTATTTCTGTTTCCAGAATTTTGCGAGTTCGCTGTCGGGAGTGCCAGGATTTGCAGCGCGAGCCTTGTCCATGAAATCTTTCAAGGAAGGCATCGCGGCTGATGTGGTCGCGGGCGGTGCGGCTGCGGCTGGCGTGGTCTGCGGGCCGCCGCCCGGCTTGTAAAACGTCTTGCTGCGGATAGCTTCCGCATCCGAATTATTTTCCTCGACGATTTTCGACATCACCTTTTCAACGCGGTCGTAAATCCTCTGACGTACCGCATCGGATTTATTCGCCGAACCTTCCAAGTCTTGCAGCAAGTGAACGTCCATATTGGTGACGCGCTGCGGAAAGTAGGTGCGTGCGACGTTGACGACGTTGTTGTGAGCCGCGTTAATCAGGTCTTGCGTATCGACCGCGCCGCTCACTCCCGGCACAAAACCCGGAAGCGCCGACATATACGATGACGCGGTATCCGCGCCGGGGAAGCCCCATGCGGACTTTGACAGGTTTCGGAGTTGGGCCACGTTATCCAGCGTTCGCTGCGCGGTCCTTGCCTCATCGGTCAACTTGTTGACGCGGGTTTCCTCGCCGGGCCGCAAATCCTGACTTGGCGTCTTGCCCTTGTTGGCGGCGAAAGCGTTCGCCTGTTCGTCAGTCATCCCAAGCTTTTTACCCGCTTGGAAGTAACCCTGAATTTCGCGCTCCTGCTTGCTCATCGGAGCTTCGCCGCTTGAGGTCGGCGGGGTGACATCCTTGGTCTTATTCGGGTCGGTGCTGTTGGTGGCGATGATCCGACCATCTTCGGTCTTTTCATATTTCCATTCGCCGGGAGACAGCCTCTTTTGCGCGTAGGCCACCGCGAGCGGTCGTGTCAGCGGATTTGAGAACAACGCTTGCATTTCGTCGCGGCTGACATCCGCTGCGGCGGCGGGATGATCGGACACAAGGTTGGTCGTGATCTTGCCAACGGTGGACGTGTCGGGCGGCTGCGCTTGCGCCGATTGTACCCAACTCGGAAGTTGGCTTGGGTCGTCGCCTTCCGCTTTCACTGGCGGGGGTTGAAGCGCGGCAGGCACGGGCGGCGTTGCGCCGAATGCGGACGGTTGAACGGACGGTGCAGCTTGCGGCGCGGCTTGGGGCGGAGCTTGCGGCGGTTGCTGGCCGGGCAACGGTGCCGGGAATGGCGTTTGTGGTGCCTGTGTCGGTTGCTGTGCCGGTGGTTGAGTGCCGAAGTATTTCGCAAAAATTTCGGCACCCTTGGTTCGATCCGCTTCCGCTTCCTCCCAATCCTTTTGCGCGCGGCTCGCAGCGGCGGCACGAATGCCGTACTCCTTCGACCAATGAGTATCGGAAACCGCGTTGCGCGCATCCTCGCGAGCCCGGTCAACGTCCTTTTCCTGATAGGACAAGCCGAGTTGCATCAGTGACGGCACGCCCGACGACACAAGTATTTGCGCGTTGGCTTTCGGATCGTTGCCTAATTGGGCGAGCGCCGACTGTTGCCGCGCTTGCTCCTGCCCTTTCTGATAGACGTTGCCGAGATTGGAAAGACCGGCCCACGTCGATTGATCGACCAAATTATTGATGTTGGATTGCGGGATTTGCAGCGATCCAATCGCCATCGATCACACCCCTCACAAGCCGGTTGGCGTGCCGCCGCCGAACAGGCTTTGACCGAGATTGAGATTTTTCAACGCGCTTCCGGCCGAACTCGCCAGCGACGTGCCACTGCCACCCGTCAGCGAACCGCCGAACGGATTGCCGCCGAGACCAAGCGTCGCCAGAGAAAGACCCGCACCGAGCAGATTTTTTGCGCCCGCCGCCTGTCCCGCTGCCACCATGTTGTTATCGGCCATCGTGCCGCTCGCGACATTGCCGGAAACCCCGCTTTGATCTTCACCATATTGGGTCGCAAGATTTGCGATTGAGCCGTAACCGGCCGCCTGTCCCTGCGCCGCCGCGTTGGTTGCGTTAACACCCGTATTGCCTGCGGTTTGCAAGTTGGTGAGCCATTGCTGGTAGTCCTGATTGGCGAGGCCCTGCCCATACGTCTCTGCCGCGATGTTGGCGTTGCCGGTTTGCGGCATGCCGCTGGCCGCCGCTTGGCGCTGCAACGCCTGCAAGCCCTGATCCATCTGGAAGCTGTAGCCGGGCGAGCTTTGATAGGCCGCCGTCGCCGCCGCATTGCCTTGCGGGCCGTTGACGCCGAGCGCGTTCATCAACGTCGGTGCGCCACTCGAATAGGTCGCGCCGAGATTGGCGAGAGGCGTGTAGGCACCGACTGCCGAGTTGAGCGCCTGCGAGCCGGTCGAATAGCCCTGCCCTAGCGCGGTGTTGGCTTGGCCCGCATATTGCGACAACGCAGCCGCGTTCGCGTTGGCAGCATCTTGCTGCGCACCGCCGCCGAACAGCGTGCTAAAAAAGTCAGCCATGACGATTGCCTTTAGTTCGCGCCGGGAAGGAATTTTTTCTGTGCGGCGTTCCAGATCAGCACTTGGCCGTTGACCAGCGCGTTGGGATCGACCTGCGAAAACAGGTTCGCGAACGCTTCAAGCGTTTTGAGTTGCTGATACCAATTCGGATCAATTCCGGTCGGCGTCTGGATATCGACGTTCTGCGCGGGGATAACGATCTTCATCGCAGCGTGTCCGATGTCATGTCGGCCCCCATGAATGCGAAGTTGAGGCCCGCGCTTTCGTCGAAGCGCCAACGCACGCCTTGAATGTCGGCCTGCCCCCAAATCGACGCTCGCGCTCGCGGGCTCTTGCCCTGCACGCCAATCGGCACTTGTCGCGCGTTGCCCCATGTCAGGCCGCCGTCGCGCGACATCGAGATTTCGACCATCGCATTGGTTTCGTCGGGGTCATGACCGAGCGCGGTGCTCGCGCCCTTGGTCATGTAAAGTTCAATGCCGTTCACTCGGATGGTTTGCGGGAACGCTCCGAACGGCCCGGTTTCAACTCGCATCCGCAGCGGGTTGCCGCATTCATTGCGAAGCAAGCCGCCGATTTGCAGGAGCGATGGCGACAGCAAGTCGCCGCAAAGCCAGTTATTGAACACGTTGATCGGCTGGAAACCGCGCCAGTAGCTTTGCAAATAAGATTGCCGCTCATGCCAAGAGCCCAAGGTGATGTCGTATTCCCAACACCACGTCGGCCCCTGCACCAGCACGAAGCCGTGGCCACGCGCGACATAGACCCCGACGATGATCTTGGTCTTGTCCGGTTCTTTTTCGATCAACTGATCCAGATCGGGGACCGAGATCGGCGTCGGCGTGTAGGTCGTCAGCGTCGAGACGCGGTTGTCATCACCGACAAAGAAAATCCCGTACCCCCAACCATCCTCGTTGCCCGCGATGGCTTGAGGGCCAGGTATGCCGCGATAGATCGTGGTCGAGTAGGAAAACGGGTAGCCGGTCGGGTTTGAGCCGCCGCCCCACACTTCCATCGTGTTCGATCCGCACAACAGAAGTTGGCCGTAGCCGAGCGGTAACGGTCGAAACAGCGCGTCGGGTTTGGTCTGCGCGAAGGCGAAATTGAGCGCGTTGATGGCGGTGGTGTTGGGATTGGAAACAAGGCTTTCGCCGCTGCCATAGGTGAATACGAAGTAGCTTTGCAGAAACACCACGCAATTCGGCGAGCCGATATTGGGATCGGGATAGTTCGCAACGCCACTCGGATTGACGATGATGAACGCGCCGATACCGGGCGACACACAGACGATGTCAGGCGGGTTGTTCTGATTGGTTGCGAACCAGCAAAACTGCGTGCCGGGGATCACACCCGGCAGAGCAACGCCAGCACCGCCCAATGCGGTGAAGGTGTAAACGGTATTGCCGAACAGCGCATAGAAGGTGCCGCGAACCAGTATGCCGCCGCGATAAAGGCCCGTTGGCGTGGTGCCCCACACATTGAGGCCGGGCACGCGCCAATAGGCATTGGCCTTGCCTGCGGTCTGCGCCAAGGTTTCCGGGTAGCAATTAATCAGCCGCCCCCCGCTCACATGCGGGTGCTGGCCCGGTGTGGTGAGCATCGGAAACGGTACGTCGGTCATTAGAAGAAGCGCGCCTCGACAGGTTCATAGGTCGGGGTCTGTGCGATCAGATAGCGCAAGCGTTGCTCGACCTTTTCCACCGCGCCGTAGTCAATGTTGGCGTTGCCGAACACGCTGGCCGCGAACATCGCGGTCAGGATCGCCACGCTTTCAAAAGCAATCGCTGGCACGTCGTCGCGATCTGGAATGACGATGATCTTGGCAATTTCCGAGATCACATTGTCGAGCGCATTCGAGATCACGTCATGCTCGACCGAGCCGAGCGCTTCGCCCGGCACATACTTGCCGAGATCGCCAGCCGCTTTGTTGATGACCTGTTCGGAGGTGAAGGAGACCGGCATCAGCCGTACTCGATTGCGATGGCAAATTCGCGGAGTTCGGTCTGTTCAACCGGCGCGTCATGCGTGCCGGATCGGACCTTGAGAAAATTGACCGAGCGAAGGTAGTCCGGGGGCACAATCACCCCCGAATAGGGAACCACCTTGACCGTCACTTCCTCGCCGAGGTGGTTGTAGAGATCGTTGAACATCTTGTTGTCGGTCGAGACTTGGAACGTCAGCGGTGCATCACCATCCCATTTTGCGGGCATCGTGATCCGCACCGGCTGGCCAGCCCGGCAATCGGCCGCGTCCGACAAACTTTCACCGGCTTGAATGAACGGGCCGATTACCAACTGGATTGACATGCGCCCCTCCTGAAACGACGAAGGGCCGCGTTAGCGGCCCTTGTGGTCCTTGTGATCTTTGTGGTCCTTGGGATGCGGCTCGCCCGCTTTCGACGCACTGGCGGGCTCGCCAGAGCCTTCCTCAACGGGCGGTGGGGCTTCCCCCTCGACCACTTCAAAGTGAGCGTTGCCCATGATCTTGCGGAGCAACCCGCCTTCGACTTCGACCTGTTCGGGCTTGCCGTCATAGAAGGTGAGCCCGAACGCTTCGACGACTTTGCTGTCACCTTCCGGCGCGTGGTAGGTGACGGTGGCCATTTTTGGCGCTCTCTGCATGGTTTAACCCCTTGAATTGCTGGCGTAATGGTTAGGAACCGTTTCATGTGAAACGGGTTTTTTACGGCCCGATGAAGCCCTCCAAATAGAAATTGGTGATGGCACCAGCGGCGGGGGTGACGCCTGCCGCCGTGGCCGTCAGGAGGATTTCGGTGTCGGTCGGATAGCGGTAATACTGGCCACCCGCCGCGAAGGCGTTGACGGTGCCGCCGCCGACACCCACCGCCGAGGCCGACACCAAACGTGCGGGGTTGGCCGCGATGCCGAGCGCGGCATTGCCGTTGTCGCCAATCGAGAGCGTCAAGCCCGACGCCGCGAGCGCGGGAATGACGGCGTTGATGCCGGTGACAACGAAGTCTTTCGGCACCATGAAACACGCGACTTGGTTGTTGATGGTGCCGACATCGGTGGCCAGAATGGGGACGGACGCCGCGCCATAGACTTTCTTGGTGCGGGCAAAACCTTCGCTGCCAGCCTGCGGCTGTGCATATGCCTTTCGAGGGGCCATGATCGTGATCCTTGATGAGAGGGGAAAACGAGCGTCGGAATTATTCCGACGCTCTGATTTTTAGGTGTGCGGCGGGGCTGCGACGAAGCCCGTCACCATGCCCCAATCGACCAGATCGCCAGTGGTCGCGCCCTGTACGGCCTGCGGTGCTTTCGCAATTTTTCCGACGCCATACTGCGTCTCAATGCCGATGCCGAACACGAACTCATAGTCGCCATCTTCCAACGTGGTCGGGCGCGGAAGCTGGCCCATCGCATAGGCCATCGCCGCTTGACCGCACATGAAGTAAGGCTCGACATCAACGCCAGCCGCGCCTTGTCCCGACAACAACAGCCGCGAAGTGATTTCGGGGATGTTCTTGTAGAGGATGCCGTCATAGAGCAACGCGCCACCCGTAAAGATCGGGTTGGTGGTGGTCGCATTGTTTTCGCGCGCGCGAGCGTCGCGGTTCGCACCCTGCATCGCGGGATCATTCTGCAAGGCCGTGAAGGCGCGATCACCGAGGAAACAGACGAACATTTCCTGATCGAGTTCCTCGATTTCCCAAGGCGTGATCTTGGGCCGCCCGTTGTAGACGCCGGGGTTGGTCGGATCGACACCGCTCTGCTTGGCCAGTTGCTTGGCAAGAGAGCCAACCGCCGCCGTCATCACGTCGGTCGGGCTATCGACGTTCAAGAGTGCGGTCGCAAACACCGAGGCATAGTTGCCGAGGTCTTTGCCGAACAGCACGCGATCATAGTTTGCGGCGGTCCAAGCGTTCCTTTGTGCCGCCGTTGCCGACGCAAACTTGATGCCGTTAACGCGGTTGCCGGGGACCGTGAACCGGCCCGGCTGTACCGATGCGGTCGGGATCGACAACAGCGCGTCGGTGAGGTCGTCACGCACGATGCGGCGCGACCAGCCGCGCAACAGATTGCGGGCGGTCGAGCGGACATCAAACGAGCTTTCCTTGTTCACCGCACGATTGTTGGCGACCGCGTTGCGGCCCCAATCGGCCCACAATGGAAAGCCGTAGCTGTCCATCATTTCTTCATTGCCCCGCAGCGTGCCGACGCCGACACCCATGCCGGTCAACTGATTGACCAGCGGGACATTGATTTCCTTGCCGTTCGCTTCAAGGTCGGCCATGCGGACGATGACGGACGTGCTGGTATCTCCCATAAAAGGATCGAAACGGGAGCGTCGCAGAAAATCCGAAATGACCTGACGGCGGAATTTGATGAGTTCGTTGTTGACGTGGTTAGACGTAAGCATTGCCGCAACCCCATAGGGTTAAGCGGCGCTGTCTCCTTTACGAGCGCCGCTTGGCTGAAACGGCTGCACGGAAAAGCGCATCGTCGGACGGCTCTTGCATTTGTTCGTCCGGTCCTGCCGCTCCAATATCCGCGAGCGATGGAAGAACGGGGACGGTCGATTGAGTGACGGGGCGATTGATCTGCGATCCATTCGCCTGTGCTGTGCCCTTGGCGGCCTGAATGACCCGCTTTTGAAACTCCGGGTCCTTCATCGCTTCTTCGAGAAGTTTCGCCTTGTACGCCGTGAGGTCGCCACCGATCTGCGTCAAGACTTCGCGGTCCTGATGCCATTTGGTGATGACGCCATAGGGATCGTGCGAGTTCATCGCACGCTGCCATGTCGCATGAGCGTTCGGATCGTGCCGGTTCATGCCCTCCGAGAGAGCCTGATGGGCTGCGTTGACTTTTTCCTCGCCGAAATTCCTGACCGCGTTGTCTCTTGATATGAGTTCGCGGGTCATCTGGATTTCGTTGCGGAATTGGTCGATCAGCGGCGCGACTTCTGACTTCACGAAAGCCGATGGGTTGTCGAACACATCCGGCTTTGGTTGCGGTTGCTGCTGTTGACGGGGTTGCACCTCAAAAGCGGCTAACCTTGCTCGCAGTTCGTCACGCTCACGTTCCGCTCGCCGTCGCCCTTCGCTTTCCTCCCGAAACCGTCCCGAGGGGACGGCCGCGTCGGGTTGCTCTGGCTGCTGGCGTTCGGGCTGCCTCTGCTGTTCCGGGGTTTTGATTTCCGGCTTGGCTTCCGGCAGCGGCGGGTTCTCGAATTTTTCGAGTGTCGGCGCGTCCAGCGCCTCTCGAAACAACGTACCGTCGTTTTGCGGTACGTCTTGGCCTTGGGTTACGTCAGTCAATGTCAGTCTCCCCGGAATTTTCGTGATCCGGCTACGTGGTCCCGATTTCGCTCAAGACAGGCGTGGTGATCCGTTCCCCGATCACAGGGGCGCATCATTTCGTTGGTGCGGGACGTGGTGCTGCGATTTCGTTCGCAGCGGACGTAATTATTCCGGCATGCGCTGACTGGCTTGCCGATCCGCGTTGCGGTGGAAGTGATCGACCAGCCGGTCTGCATTCTGATGCACGTTGCTGGTGAACCGATCCGCGTTGCGTTGCGCGTGATCGGCGAGCAGTTGCAGCGGGCTTATCAGCGCCTTGTGATAGATGCCGGTGGCACTGGCGCGCTTGTGCATCGCGGTCGCATTGGTTTCGTTGATGTCGGCCAACTGTTGCGCGATGTCGAGCGGCGACTTCGGCGGGGCCGGTGCATCTGGAATACCCTCGCTCCTTGCCTTCGCGATGTTGAGCATGGTCTTGGAATGGACGTTCTCGATATCGGCCTGCGTCTTGCCAACCTTGGCTTGCTCGCCCTGCAACGCCAGCGTCTTGGCTTGTTGCTGCATCGGGTCCGGCGTCGAGATCATCTGTTGCAGCTTCTTCTTTTCCGACAGCGGAAGGTTGGACGCCTCGATGATCGCGGCCGGTGGCACGGGGACGTTGTTCTGCGCCAGCGCCATCAACAGATCGAAGATGTCGCCCATCACGGTTTCGTTGTCCGCGCCTTCATCGATCTTGATCTCGACATCGATATTGCCGAGCGCGTTAACAAGAGTGGGCAAACCGTATTCATTCAGAGTGACGCCGTTGATCTGCATGAATTGAGCGACTTGCTGATCGCCAGAAACCCTAAGCATCCGATCCGCGGTCCAGAATTTCTGCGCCGCCAGCCAGCAAGAACGATAGCGTTCCAGTTTCCACATTCGGAAATTTTTCAGGAACGGCCCCAACTCGGCGAGGCCAGCCTGTTGCAGCATGTTGGCGGCACGCCCGGAAACGTTCTGGCCGAATTGCTGAATGAGTTGCTGATTGGGGCCGAAGGTATCGATTTCGGCTTTGGCATCGTTGTAGTAATTGGTTTGCTGCAAAAACTCCTGATCGGGCTGGATGATCTCAACATCCTTGCTGTCGCCACGATAAACGATGGTGCCGTCCGGTCGCGCCACTTCGCGGCGGGTCACTTCCACATCGTCAACCGCGCCCTCCTTGAGCTTCACTTGCCGGGTGTTCATGATGTGGATGGCTTTGGAGCGGTGCTGGTTGATCGCGTCCTGCGGTCCCTGCAATCTCCGAATTAATCCGTAGTGGTCACCGTGAATGTCGATATAGGCCGCGAACGCACTGAATTTGGAAATCGACTGACCGAGTTCGTTGACGAACGGGCTGTCGCCGCTCATCAGTTCAACGACGCCCGTGTGCAGGCACCATTTCCACATATTGCCTTCGCGATACCAATGATCGATGACGCGGACGCGGTGATAGATATCGATCCACATCGGCTCGCGGTCGGCGTCGAACGCGGTCCAGTAGCCGCCGTCATTGTTGACGGACTGCCGGATCAGATCGCCCTTGTCCTGAAACACCGCCTCAAGCTCATCGGCATCCGCCCATTTGTAGATGCCGTGAAACCGGGTGTCGTGAAAATCGTACTTGGTCGAACGCGGGTCATAAAACCATGTGCGCGGATCGCAGTAGCCAAATCTTAAATCGGGATCGCCCTTGTCGCCCTTGCCCAACTTCATTTCCGAAACGCCGATGCCGTGGATCAATGCGTCCCTACAGCATTCGACTTCCAGATCTTCCGCCATCGAGGCGTCGCAAATAGTGCGAATGACTTGGGTGGCGACTTCCGCGCCCTGTTCGCCGTTTGGCGTGTTGGGATAGGCTTTCGGATCGGTACGCAAGCGGCGAATGGTGCCAGCAAGGCTGTCGATCTTTCTCCCGGTGCGATCAAAGGTGATTTTCGGCTGGCCGCGCCGCTTCAAAACGCGAAGCTGATCACTGGTCCATTGATCGATGTGATAGTAGCGCCAAGAAAGTCGCTGTTCGTCGATCTCTCTGCCTTTGGCGAAGGCGTAATTCTCAAACTCTCGCCTGCGTTTGACGGTCGAGGGGAATTGGTTGCCGTTCGCATCCCATCCATCGTATTTATTCATGCCGGGATCGGCGTAGCTGCCCTGTACCCCGACATCTTCAAGCGAGATCATAGTGTCATGTGATCCACTGTTTTTGGTTTGCGCGACGCGCCGTAACCGTCGTCGGGCTTTTTCGGAGGCCGCTCTTTCGCAAGCTTTCCGATCACCATCTTGTCGAGCAACTGACCTGTCAGGCCCATTGCGTCGCACTGGTCATCGTGTTTCGAGGCCGGAAATTGCAGCACTTCCGCCAGCCAGTCGGGAGCCCAATTGGCGTGCTTCGGATAGTACAGACCGTCGAGCGCTATTCGGCCTTGGATTGACCTTGCTCTGACACTCTTGTCGCCGCGCGTTGGGAATTGAGATCGGTTGACGTAGACCCGGCGTTCCCGCATGCGCTTTTCGAGCCACGGCCCGACACCACTCTTAATCTGCCCTTGTTCTTCCGCCCATTCCAGCGGGCGATATTTTTGAACCAAGTCACAAAACGCCTCAACCCACACATCGGAGGTGGCTTGCCGTCGCCAGATATCAAGCAAGTAAAGCTTGGCCTCATGATCCACTCCGAACACCGCATGCACGGTGAAATCGCCGCCGTCCGCCGTCACCGCGTAGTCGCTTCCGCCATAGACGCGAAGCGTTGACGGATGCGGCATGATGTCGAGCGGTCTTAGCCATTGCTCGCGGAAGAAGTCGCCTTCGTCGGGTGCCGGGCTTTGCTGATACAGAGCGCTCCAAACCCGGATCGGCATGGTGTCGCGCAATGAAAGTAACTGCGCGCCATAACCGTAATCGTCGTCGCACCACAGCGGCTCATCGATCTCTCTGCCCAACGCATCGCCGGGCTTTGCCATCGCTGGCAAGTCGATCACTTCCCATTTTTCGTGATTTAAGGCCCGCCCGGCCAGATCATCTTCATGCCAGCGGGTCTGAATGAGAAGTTTGCGCGCGTTCGGAATTAATCGGGGACGGAAATCATTGAGATACCAATCCCACAATCGATTGCGAATAATCAGGCTGTCGGCGTCCTGCCGGGAGCGGATTGGATCGTCGATCAAACCATATTTGGCTCTGAAACCGGCGATACCGACATTGGCACCGGCAGCGTAGTATTCCGCGCCCGAGGTCAATGACCAGCGATTGGCCGCCTGATTATCCTCGCTTAAAGTAAGGCCCAAGATCAGGCCGTTTTCGGCGATCAGGTTGCGAACCCGCCTGCCCCACCGTTCCGCCAGTTCGGAGGTGTGCGAAGCCGCCAAGATCAGCGCCTTGTCGTCTTGCGCCATCAACCACGGCGGAAACAGAACGCTTGCGTAGGTGGATTTGGCCGAGCCGGGCGGCATGAACACAGCCAGGTTGAGGATGTCACCGGCTGCGAGAGCTTCAAGCTTGTCGATCAAAAGCCGATGATGTCGCGCCGGATGAAAGCCTTGCGCTTCACACCACAGTTGCAACCGCGAGCGGATTTGCTTGCGCCGAATAATTTCGGTCGCAGCAACTTCCGCTGAAATCATCAGTCAACCCTTGCCAGCCATTCGATGAGCTTGTCGGCGGCGGCACGCCAGTTTTCCGGCATGTCGTCGTGCAGGATGCAGGCGTTGCGTTTGCCGTTCAGATCAACGCCAAGCCCATAATTAAATAGCCCCTCATAAAAGTGGACTTTGACGCCGGGAAACTTCGCGCGGATGTCGTCGGCGATTTCCTTTTTCGTCATCAACACCCCTTGCAGATCGACGGCGCGGGAGGGACAGGCGGCAAGTCTTGGATGTCATCTTGCGGGAAAGTGCAGAAGGCCACCGCCCGAGCCGAGCAAGCACGCAATCAATCCGAAGATGATGTAGACGCACATGATGGCGACGACTGCCCACAGCACGATCTTGATGATCTGCGCCACGATGGGGATGCCGATCAGGCCGGTGAGATACGGCACCAACAGGTTGATGATCGCGACCAACGCGGCGACAACGATCAGCCACACGCATAGCTGTTCGATCCATGCAAGTGAAAAACACATGCTGGCTCTCCTACCAACGCTTGAGGGCTTTAATTAGCTTCGTGAAATCCTCATCGGAAAAATTCGGACCAGCTTTGAAGGTGCGGGCCTTGGTTTTCCATTTCACGCAAAACGCACGGTCCCTGACGATGATCTTGGGCTTGTCGGTGAGCTTGTTTGAACGCGCATAGGCGCGAAGGTGCGAGATCAGTGGATCAAGATCGCGCTGCTTGACCGGCTTGTCGGGCTTCATCGGCTCTCTGCAAGGTTTTGAGGTCCCACCCGATCCGCATCACTTCGACATCCGCCCGCTCTGCGATCTCTGTCATGTGAAAGGTGCCGTGACCGCCCCGGAAGGCGACCACCAGTTCGGGCCTGCCTTCCTTGAGCATCAACAGATTGCGAACCGGCCCGGCGCGATTGCCGAGATCGCTCCAACGGGCCGGAAAACTGATGATCGGGATATGGTGGTGTAGCGCCCAATCGCCCGCGAGACGGTCTGCGCCGCGTGAAGCGCCGTGGATCACCACGGAAAAATTTCGCTCGCGGTGCAGCCTGTCCAGCGTTGCGAACAGCAACGTCGGATTGTTGAAAGCTCTGCCGCCACAAACCAGAACACGCATCAGAACCGTCGCGGATACCAAACCTCATGACTGAAAGAGCCCTTGCCGATCCGTCGCGAGCGGAAATCATGCCGCGCACACCAATCGACAAGGCTTCTGTTCGGCTCAACCAAGACCGGGACCAATCCGGCGTCGATAATTTTTGCGATCAGGCGGGTGAACGCGCCTTGGCCCGGCGTCTTGGCCTCAATCGCCACCAAGCGCACCCGATCCTCGTCCAGTGAAATGATGGTGTAGTGGGTCCAGTCATCCCAATCGAGCCAATCGGCGCTGACTACGATCTTGAAGCCCTGCGCCAATTCCGCCGTCACCATGCGCTGCCCGATTTCTTCGCGGGACAGGTGCATCATCGAGCGGATATACATTTCGGTGGCGAGGTTCATTTTTTCTTCTCGGAAATTTCATAAGGGATTTCCAAGGCGTCCAGCACTTCGGAAATCGTGTGACTTAGGCACTGGCTATAACGCGGGCGCTTGCCGTTCTGTTTTTCCATGCCGTCTTGCATGTTGACGGTGGCGCGCTCGATAAAATGACAGATCAGCACCACCGCCAGCCCGTAGCTATCCGGGCCGCTCAATAGTTGCGCGACCGATTGAAAGCTCTGATCGCAGCGCGTAACGGCGAGCTTGCCGAGATCGATAGCGACGCGGCTCTCAAGTTTAGCCGCCATTGAACGTATCCTCGTACTCGCCGATCCGAGCGTCGATAAAGCGATGCAAGGCTTGCGGCGTGACGTCGTGATCCTTGCAGATCATAACCATGATGCCGGTGAGCACAGCGAGGCGATGCTTGACATCGAGCCGCGACAACGACGCGGTAATGACATCGATCACGGTTTTTTCGTAATCACTGGTCAATGCAGTGCCCTCGCCCATGCTTTCCGAAACGCATTGACCGTGGGATGCTGGCTGATGGCCGCGCGTTCGGCGGCAGTTGGCTTTCGCACTGCCCAAGCGCGTTGATCCATCGTTCGATCCGTGAAGACGCCGACATTGCCGCAGCCCTGACAAAGCGCGTAATCGCCCTTGTGCGGGGTTTCAGTTGGATGGTGGGCGCGGATAACTTTTCCGAAACAGAACGGGCAATGGAGGTCAAAGTCAGCGAGATCAACATTCACGCCTCCAACGCCGCTTTAGCTATTTTGCCGACGCCTTCGATGACGTGGCGCATGGCGTGTGCCGAGATCGCATCCAGCGTGAGGCCGCCCGCTTCAAGCAATTCGCGAGCCTTTGCCAAATCCGGCGAGGGGAAAATCGCCGGGGGATAGGCGTCGCTCCAAGCGGCGATCTGTTCCAAGGCTTGCTCATAGCGTTCCTGACGGCTCAACATCGGGTTTCCCCTTGCGTCGAAACCACGTCCGCCGCGAAATCGGCGGATCGCATTTTTCCCACGGTGCGAGCGCCTTCAAGGTGCGCTCAACTCTCTCTTTCGACGGTCGCCCCCGCGAGACGACGGGAGGGTACATCTCGCGGGGAGCCGTGATGACGGGTGCTGCGTCACCACCCGCCTTTCGGTTTCCCGAAACTAAAGGACCGGGAGCCGCTGTTTGGGTTGCAGCGGTTTGTGCCCCGCCTCTCCCGGCCCCACACTCGACGACATCAGTACGCTGGTCCGGTGTCCGATCTGCTGCCGCCTCGCGTAGCTCTCTTAACCGGGCCTCCTTGACGCCCATTTTTCTGCGCCAGTCGGCCAACTCGTTTGATGGCACCATTTCGCATCCTGAATTACGGCGTAATTGTTGCGACTTCTACGCCACGCACCGAATTTTTTACGCCGTAGCGTTTTCCCCTAGCCGGGTGTAAAAGTTCCGAATTGTTTGGGAGCGGGATCATGAAGAAGAAGCGTGGCGGCCCTGATGCCAGCCAACACATGAAGGTCAAGCGCACGCCGCGAGGTCTAAAACCGCCGAAAAAGAAGCCGTTGCCGCCGTGGCGCGAGGTCCGCGATCAGTTGGACAAGCCATGACCGAAGGCCCCGGCAAGTATGACGATCTCTGCACCCTCGTTCGCGAGCGGGCGGGTGTCACCGATGAAGGCGGCGCGGTCGTCATCATCATCGGTGGCCGATTGGGGCCAGGATTTTCGGTGCAAGCCAGTTTCGAGGCTACGCTGGCGTTACCCGATATTCTGGAAGCGGTGGCGCGACAAATCCGAAGGGGCGTTGCGGGATGAACGATGACATTCTCAAGGACATCGAGCCGATCAAGGACGCCCCGATTGCGCCCGCGCACGGCATTGCTGCGGTCGCGCTGACGCTGGCCCTGAAATACCACGACATCAACACGGTGCAGGATGGCGCGCTCTACCAGCAATACAAGCTGGAAGGAAAGAACATGAACCCGTTCCATCTTGACCACGTTTTTGAGACCGCCGAGCGAATGGAGCTTTGGCTGCTCGCCTCATCTGAACGGATCGCAAAAGTTATCGTGGATGCGGTTGGCGACGTTTCCCGAGATTAAAAAAAATCATCCCGCCTGTAATGCCCGCCGCCTCAAGCACCGCCCGTGCTTCGTCCCGCGCGCCCTCCTGCATCACATCGTCCTCTATCGGCAGCATCTTCACGTCACGCACACCCTTAAGACGACGCAGCATCGCCGCTGTACGACGGGCCTTGGCCGCACCGTCAACATAGACGTTCATCCTAATAAAGCGCTTCATCTGGAACCTCCCCTGTGAGGCCCCTGCCCGGTTCGTATTAAATCCGACGATCTAGGGGAGGTAAACCTGAAACAGGGGGGGGGTGGCTTTTAAAGGTGGCTCGCGGCGGCCCCGGTAATTCTATTAGGACTGGCCCCTGAAAATGTACGGGTCAAATGCGCCGCGAAGGGTCATACGGTTGAAACTCAAACACCGACGCCCTCCAGCCCTTGCGTTCGAGATACGCCATCGCCTCAACGAAGCGTTTACCGATAAGATATTTCAGGATCGGCGCGGCCGAGATCACAACGCCGTCGCGGCTGACGAAGCCAGCGCAGAAATGCGGCGCATCAACGTGAATGAGCGTTTCCCGATCCATGTGCAGCCCGTGAGGTTTTGGAGGGCGGCGGGAATGTAGGGGTGATTGAAAATAAAAGCATGCTTCCCCGCGAAAATTTTCCCCTCCCCCACCCCTAACCGGGCCGCGTACCCCTCCCCCACCCCATCCGGGCAGGGTGCCACATGCTAACGCTCGTTTGAGTGTGGCGAAACGCGCGTGAAATCGCCCTCAATCGTGCTGCCTTCGCCCGGATGTCGGCCGCTCGCAATGGCGAATAGCTCTGCATCGGTCATTCGTTCGGCAATGGCGTGAACGTGTTGTGTGGTTCGGACTTCGCGCCACTCTGTCGGGTCTGCATTCTTGAGAGCAAAGATAGACGCGGCAACCTCGCCACCGCGTCGCGCCGTCAACAGCTTGGTTTCCAGCGCGGCAACTCGTTTCGGTCGCGCGCGGTTAACGGCGTCGGAAAACTCTCGGTGCGCCCTCATCCATTCGTAAATCGTGTCACGCGCTTGACTGATCGATCCGGCAAAGGCTGTCAGGCTGTAGCCTTGTGCCATGAACGCTTCCACCGCTTCGCAGTATTCCGGGCGATAGTCACTCGGTCGCCCGCCAGCGTGCTTAGCGATGACCGGCAACGCGCTGGCTGTCGCTTCTGGCATTCGTCTAGCCTCTTGCCTGTGGTCGCATGGGTTGGCTTGCCAATGAGGCAAACGCGGCTTGCGCGCGTTCGATCATGCGCCGCTGATATTCGCGGCGTCGCAGCGCATCCCGGTCACGGCGATGCGCTATGTCCTTGAAATGCTGGCCGCGTCGTCGGTTCCGTTTCGATTGGGTAACGATCTTTGCCATTTCCGCTCCCACAAAAAAGCCCGCCAGTTGAGGCGGGCTTGATTGGCACTATTTCGGCTTGGCACTAATAACCCATCGCCTCGGCTGCAAAGTCGCGTTGGCTTTCGTCGATTTGCTGCCAAGCCGGGAACGCTATGCCATCTTCACAGATGCCCGCCGCGAGATCGCCAACCCGGCAGACCGTCACACCGCCGCGTGTCATCCGCCCATCGCAATCGCGCGCGTCCGTTGACCATTCGCACGTCACTAGCTTGCCGTCGAAAGTGTAGCGCGCCGCTTCCCAAGAATAGCCTTCATCGGTCGCGCCACCGCTGACATGGTGAAAGGTCTGATCGGTGCCAAGCTTAATCCGCACCGCGCCGTTGTGATAAATCCAGAACCTTGCTTGCTTTTTCATATGCCGTTTCCCCTTGCATAACGCTTGATCGCGTCCCCTCATTGATAGGGCTTGACGCGCTAGGGTGTCAATACCTATATTCGTTTTGCTCAATCGAGAGCGCAAGGGGAAAACGAATGTTTGATACCAATGCGATGAACGAACTAAAGCACGTTGCCGCCGACCGCTATCAGCGCAACGGTTGCGGCGGTGCGCAAAAAGTGCACGCGACCGCTACCGCTTTCGACAAGGCGCGCGGCTATGCGGAAATGACGCCTTTCCGGCAAGCGATCTATCGCGCTCGCATGCAATTCAAGGTGACGTGCGACAAGGCGCGCGGCGATTTTGCTTTCGCCCCTGTCGCGTTTGATCTGGCAAAGGAAGAAAAACGAGAGGCAATCAAAAATGCAATCCGGTCAATCCCGTTCTAGTCAAATCGACTTACCCGATACGCAAGCGCGGATCGGCGAAACCCTACAGCGGCACGCAAATGCACCGCTGAAACCTTCGAAGCCTCAAACACCATGCGACAGCGGCCTATTCGGCGACGCTCATAAGCAAGGGGAAATGTTCTAAATGGAAACCAAGCAAACCCGCCCTTGTGGCGGGTTTTTTTTGTGCCCAATTCGCAAAAATTCGGTACGGAAATACTACCTAATAGGAAGGCCGCTCATTCGTTATTTTTGCGACCTTGATGCAATGTTCGTTCTCATTGGACGCGCGCCAGCGACGCTCTAATCGTGTCAATCCCAATTCGCAAAAATTATTCTTGGGAATAATCACACTAGGGCTTGACGCGCTAGTGATCCGGCCCGCAGCGATTTGCAACATTGTTGCGCGGCGCATTCGTAATTATTACGAATGTTGCGGTTCAATTAGAAGCTCACCCATGCGTTATTTTCGAGTGCCCGCTATGTCGATATGGCCGAAAAACACGCCGCCGTGCGGGCTTCCTATCGTGTCAATAGGTCAGAACAGGAACGAACGGAAAAATAAATTCGTATTTATTACGCCTAGCTATTGACGCGCTAGGGCTTCACTTCCTATATTCGCCTTGTTGATCGAAACCGCCAGCAAGGGGAAACATTGATGGCAAGCAATCCTTACTCCGATATCACCGCTCGCATCCTGTCCGAATTGGAAAACGGCTTTGCGCCTTGGGTTAAGCCGTGGTCGGCAACACCCGGTCAGAACGTTCCGCACAATGCCGCAACCGGCCGTCCGTATTCGGGCTGCAACGTCATGTTGCTTTGGCTGTCGCATGGCCGCTTCGCGTCGCCGCGTTTCTTGACGTTCAAGCAAGCCAAGGATTTGGGCGGCAACGTCAAGAAAGGTGAACACGGCTTTACCGTCTATTTCGTCAAGCAAATGGTCGGCAAGCCAAAGGATGACAGCGACGCTGATCCGCGCGCCTTCACCATGCTCAAAGCCTATACCGTGTTCAATGTTGACCAGTGCGAAAACCTGCCAGAGCGCATCACGTCGCCCGGCGAGATCAAGCCGCGCCACAACGATGAACGCGACGCCACCATTGATGAATTTTTGGCGGCGAGCGGTGCGACTATCCGCGAAGGTTTCGGCGAGGCTTACTTCGCACCCGGTCAAGACTTCATTTCAATGCCAGCGTTTGCCGCGTTCAAATCCGCCGCGACGTTCTACGGCGTCACGTTTCATGAGTTGGCGCATTGGACTGGCCACAAGTCGCGCCTTGACCGCGATTTTTCCGGTCGCTTCGGAACGCAAGCTTATGCGGCCGAGGAATTAGTTGCTGAATTGACCAGCGCGTTTTTGTGCGCGGAATTTTCAATCGACGGCGAGTTGCGCCATGCCGCTTATATCGCGTCGTGGATCAAGCTTCTAAAGGATGAGCCGAAAGCATTCATGACGGCGGCAAGTAAGGCGCAAGCCGCAGCGGACTATCTGCGGACGCTCGCCAATGCCGAACCGCAAGCCATCGCCGCGTAAAATTCGGACCTAACGAAAGAAGCCCGGCCAACATGCCGGGCTTTTTTGCGTCAAGGGCTTGACACGCTAGGAATTAAAGCCCTATCAAAGCGGACCAACAAGGGGAACCAAATGAACAACAGCGAGATCAAGACCGGGCCGGGTGGCACTACGTTTGCCGGGCCGGACGCCGTAAGACTGTACCAAGCTAGGGCTATCTCTGCCGCGTTGCGGCTTTATGCCAAAACCGGAATGAAACCGAACCGGGCTTGGACGCCTAGCGCCATGCTCAAAGCCGCAACCGACATCACGGGCAACGCTTACAAGCGCGGACAGTATTTGACGGCCGCCGACGATGTGAAGCAATGGGCCGACACAATGGCCGCCGCGTTACCAATCATAAGGGCCGAATGATGAAACCCGCCGTTTCCTATCGTCGCCTGTCGAAAGAGCGCAAAGGCAAGCCCGTGTTCGGGCTTGACGCGCAACAAACCACCATCGCCGCATTTTGTGCGAATGAAGGCTATGAGATCGCGGCCGACTTCGCCGAGATCGAAACCGGCAAAGGCCACGACGCGCTAGAGCGTCGCCCTCAATTGGACGCGGCCTTGAAAGCCGCCAAGAAACTGAAAGCGCCCGTTATCATCGCCAAGCTTGACCGGCTGTCGCGTGATGTCGCTTTCATCGCGGGATTGATGTCGGCCCGCGTGCCGTTCATCGTCTGCGAGCTAGGCGCTAACGTCGATCCGTTCATGCTGCATATCTATGCCGCCGTGGCCGAGAAAGAGCGCCGCATGATCGCGCAACGCACCACGGACGCGCTTGCAGCGGCCAAGGCGCGCGGCGTCAAACTCGGCAACCCGGATCAAGCTCGCCAAAATTCCGACGACGCCGACGCCTTCGCAGAGGGTTTGCGGGCCATTGTGATGCCCGTCATCAACCTGTCGTCGCGCCGCCTCGCGGCGTATCTCAACGCGCAAGGCATCAAGACCCCGACCGGCAAAGCGTGGAAATCCGAAACCGCGCTGCGTCTTTGCAAACGACTAACGGAGAAATCGGCAGCATGAAAAAGCCAGTGAAGAAAACCCGCGTCAAGCGGATCGATGATAGCGGATGGACCGGGCAATATTTTTGGACCTGTCTGCAAAAGCTTGGCTTCTCGCAAGTCGGCTTTGCTGAAAAGATCAACGTCTCCGACCGCACCGTCCGCGCGTGGATCGGCGAGCGCTATCCGGTGCCGACCGTAATCGCAATGCTCATCAACCTGATGCTCAAGACCAAAGCCACGGCAGAGGATTTGAAGGTATGAAATACGAATTGTTTTGGTGCGGCGTCGCCGCTGCGTTTGCGCTGTGGTGTTACCCGCCCGCGCTCTATCTCGGCTTGGCAGCGGGCGCTGTTTATTTTGTTGTCGGCGCATGCCTGCTGAAGCGCGACGAAAAAATCCGCGAGATCGTCCGCGACGAATTGCGGAAATGAAAATGCCCGGCGCGCTTGTGAGGATCACGCCGGGCAATCAGCGGGGGACGCTGTTCGGAAATGCGAAAAGCCGCGACGGGTGACCGTTGCGGCTTTTCTGTCCCTCTCCCAAAACCGGCAAGGGGAAACCAAGCGGCGCAGAAATCGAGACTAGCCGAACGATGGCGAAAAATGCCCCGCTGTCAAGATGCTCTTGCGAGTTCATCCCACAATTTGCCGAGCCGGTATCCCGCATCCGACAAAATTTCGACCGCTTTGGCCCGGCCGTGCCAGCGCGAGCGGTAGCCGAGCATGACGCCGACCGCTGCCAGCGAAAAGTCAAAGCAGGCAATGTGATCGGCGACGAACGCGGGCCGGTGCCCGATGCAAGCCCTAGAAAGGTGGTAGAGGCGGCGGTGATCCGCCTGCCGTTCGGTCTTGGCTAACCCCGTCATCGCCCCCGGATCGAATGCCAAGACCCGATTGAGGTCTATCGAGTTCAAATGACCCTGTAAGCCGCCAGCGAGCCAGTGCAGCGCGTATTTCCGAAGCGCCGAGTATTCGGCCGGGCTGACGTTCCGACGCATCAGCGCCTTTCCTAGCGCGTCGTCTTGCATCGTGATCTTGCGGGAAGATCGGGCGCGACCGGCGACTGTGAAAAACTCGCCAGCGTGGCGAAGTCTTTCGGGAGTTGGCCCGGCGCTGTCCTCGTAAATTTGCGGCATCAAGGAACTCCGACGCCCGTTTTTTACGAATACCCCTCAACGCTCGCATCGGCAAGCCCTCGCGCGCGGCTGCATACTCCGAAAGAAGTAAGGGAAAAGAATATGTGATTGTGATTGGTATAGCCCGGCTATAGCAAACGAGTAGCAAGTGCTACAGCAAACGATTAGCAAACGAGCAGCACTTGCTACCGTCGTTTCGTTGATCTTTCAGCGTTTTTTGAACCTGTTGATGGACGCAATAATTCCGCCCTTCTGCCCCGACGAAATGCGTTTTAGGCGAACTATTTCGGCACGGTTCAATTCGCTTTCGACGCGCTTGTGTTTCCAGCCGTCATAGAAAAATGTTTGCAGGGTGGGCCGGTGCCGTCGCCATTGTCGCAGCGACATGCGGGCGATCCGGGCAAGGTGCCTGTCGTCGTCGGGAAGCGCCCCCGTGTTCCAATAATAGAACAGCAACAGGCAATAGGCCCCGTGTTCGGCGGTGCTTAGGTGCATCGTGTCGCGGAGATAATCGCCGACATAGAACGGCATCCAAGCGCGTGACATTCATGCGGCCTTCCATCGATGCGCGGCTTTGCCGGATCGGTTATGGCCCCGGCCTTCATTGACGATCAGGCTTTTCTGGCGCAATTCGGAAATTCGCGGGCGGATGGTCAGAACGCTTTCGCCGAGCGCGGCGGCAATTTCGTCGGCGGTGTGGCCGGGATACTGGCGAATAAATCCGAAACAGCGCCCGCGTAAAGTGCGGGCGCGCTCCTTGATATCCTCTGCCGCTTCGCGCGAGGTCTGACCTTCTTTCCAGCCCGGCTGATCGGGGTAATTGTAAGGAGTGTCACCTAGCCTATCTTTCATCCCGGCCATGATCAACAACCTGAATAAAGCTGTACTTCGGAATTTTTACGACGCGCTTGCCGGGCTGATAGATCGACGTTTTCATCGTCAGCGTTTTCTTGCGAAGGCCATCAACGATGGCTTGCGGGTTGCTGTTGACTTGCATCAGTTCAACGTTGTGATCCGAGCCGTACTCACGGACCATGATCGAATACCTGGCTGTCATCGCTTCACCCGGTAGGTCATCGCGAGCGCGAACGGATTAATTCCGTAGCTCGCCCAAAACTCGGCTTCGTTCATTGAGTGCTGTTCTTTGTGGTGCCGACCGCAGAGCGGGAGCGCCCATTTGTCGGAAGATTTTTCCGCCATGCCGGTGTCGCGTTTGCCGTCGTTGATCGAACCAACCCGCAAGTGTGCGGCTTCAACGGACGTGTTTTCACCGCATAGGCAACACGGCAGCGACCGAATGAAATCGAGATATCCGGGGTCAAGCTGGCGCGGGTCGCGAAAGTGCGGATCAGGCATTTGGTTGCCCCTGCTCTATCTGTAAGAGGGTGCCCGCATCGCGAATATTGGCCGCAGAGACGGAAACCATCACAGACATTTTTGGATGGAAGTACGGGGCGGCCCGAGCCGCAGCTTCAAGCCTCAATTCCATCGGTTGAGCGTCGTCACGATAAACAGCGGTCATAAATTCAACCGGCGTCAGCCCCGATGACATGAGCTTTTCGATCAGTTCTGTTGTGACGCGGTTCTTTGCTCCCTGTGGTCGCCCGTTGGGATTACCGGAATGGCCGGGGCGAAATTTGCCAAGTTGACGACCGTGGGCATGACTTTCTGGTTTGAGCCTAGGCATGCTCCCTCACCTTCCAAGCTTGGAAACCGTTATCGAGCCCGTACCAGAGCATCCGCTGACGATGGTTGCCGACGATTTCCAACTCGCGGCGCGAGCCGATCTGACAATGCCGCCGCACCGCTTCCGCTGCCATCTCCTCGCTGTGGATATTGTCGAAATGCAGTTCCTCGATCAGGAACGTCCAGAACAGTGGTTCCTTGCAGCGGATGCCCGCTTGTCTTGTCGGGCCGAGTTCGCGCCACTTGTCGCGCTCCTGCGCCTTGTGATTGACCGGCTGTTCATCGTCGCCAACTTCAACCAGCACGCAAGCGTAGCGCGTCCCCATCGGCGCGGCCGACAACCGTTGATCCATATCGACCGAGGCGACCGTAAAGCCCAACTTCCAATCGCCGGATTGGCGTTGCTGCAATCCATCCTTTTTGACTTCGAATGAGATCGCATTATTTACGGCTGTCTGCGCCTCGTTCATTGAACAAATCCCCTTGCTGTTCGTGGGGTAGCTTTTTGTTTTGCCGACCTCGAAACTCGGTCTTGATGGCCGAACGCCGCACCCCGACTAGTTCAAAGTGTTCGTCGCCGATAACCAGATAGCCGGTGATATGCGGTTCATCCTTCCAGAAGAAAATTGCGCCCTGCGGTTCGCTCATGCCGCCCTTTCAAGTTTGGTCATTAGGTGACGCCGCATCGCGGGCGGAAGCTGTGCAATCTTGCCTTGGTGTTCACGGGCGAAATCCTGCCGTGCGGGGATCGCAAGCGCCTCGACTTCGGCGATCAGGATGCGATAGGCCGCAATGCCGACGCCCTCGCCCCATCCCGAACGCTTGGCGAAGTCGTCATGCAGCGCATTCAATTTCGCATAGTCGTCGGCCTTGATGATCGCGGTGTTGCCGCGCTTTTCGAGTTCGATCCACGGCGCTTTCAGATCGTACAGATACCGACCGATGCCCCATCGCACGCCCGCGCGCTTGAACGCATCCGACAGCGCGCCCTTGTCGGCTTCCATGTCGGAAGGGCCAGCGCCGTCCGCTTTCCAAATCCATTCGTGGCCGACGTTTTGGCCGCCGATAATAAGCGGAAATTTTATGCCGATGTTGCAGACAATCGAGGTTGCGACGCCCGGCGTATAGGTGCATTGCCAGCCGTCGAAACCGACAACACTGTCGAGCCGATCCATCACCACCCGCGCGTCAATGTAGGCGAGCGCTTGGCCGCGCAACGGTTGATCTTGCTGCCGGGATCGTTCGTTGGTCGGGCCGACCCGCCAACTGATGTCATCAACCGGGAACGGCGCGGCGAGCAGATCGAAAATTTCCTGCGGTTCACTCATTTCACTTTCACCAACAGTGAGGGTGGCGCGTTCGACAGCACGAAGCCCTCGACTTCCTGCCCGGCCTCGATGGCTTCGCGGACCTTGGCGCGGTCGATGGCGCGCGTGATCTTGACCAGTTCGTCAGGCAAGAGGTTGGGGTCAACGTCGCCGAGCAAATGCGGCTTGTTGTTGCGGAGCGAAACCGTGACTTCCGGCAATTCGAGTTTCTTGATGTCCGCCGCGTTTAGAATTTTCAGGATCAGTTCGCGGCCAAACTCGACCCGCTGTTTGAAGCGGTTGCGGCGCGCGGTCAGATCGTCAAGCCGCTCCTGCGTTCCGTCGCGTAGCGCCTTGGCATCCTCTGTCATGCGGTGGATCGCGGTGACGATTTCGGCGAGATCGGTTTCGCCCTCAAGCATGTCGGCGCGCAAGATTTCATCTTCGGCGAGGTCGGGGTATTCCCGCATCAAGGCTTCGATTTGCTGGCGTACTACTGTGGCTTGCTGTTCAAGCATGTTTGCCGTCCGCTCGATCCAATAGCTGTGAGAGAGCATCGCGAGCCCGTTCGATCTCTTCATAGACGGCGCGGATTTCTGGCGCGGACAGGCGCGATAAAGTCAGCGCGTCGCCCACAATCCGAAACACGCGCTTTCGCATCGCTTCGTCCGGTTCGCTGACGGCAAGCTCAACCGACATGTGGTTTGCCCTCCATCAGGCGGCGGGCGGCAACGACGCGCGCCAAGGCCCGCGCCAACGTCGCGGTAGCGCGGGCCAGATCATCGGCGGCCCGCGTCTCAAAGTCGGGAGTTCCAAGCAAGCGCGTGGCGTGGCGTTCGCAGATTTCCGCGCCCGCCTCGATCATTTGCAGATGATGGCCGACCTGTTCATCCCATTCCGCCAAGGTCAGGTGCATCACCGCGCTCCATTCAGGCTGCCTTGTCCACGCCCTTCATATTCCAAAGCCGCGCCGGAGCTTCAAAGCCCCTCGCCTTTAGAGAGCGTTGCATGATGACGTAGGTGTTCGCCGGGAATTGCCCCGCACGCCCAACCCAATGCCAAGCCTGTTTGAGATTTGCTTCGGTAAGCTCGCAGACGCCATTGAGGCCGCCTAGCGCTTCAACCACTTCTTGAACGGTTCGCAATCGCTTCATCACGCCACCTATTCATTACGAACGGCGGCACGTTATGCGTAATGAGTACGATTGGCAATCAGGAGGTCCTGTTGAAAGGGGGGAAAAGGTGGCATTCGTATGTTGCCACTTAGTAACTCTTTTTATGCCTGTACCTCACCTCCAAAAGGTTGTATTAAATTGTTAGAGCTACTGTTAAGAAACTTTCTAAAATCGTTTTTGCGAGAGGAAAAAATGCGAAAGGTGGATGGCTTCGATACCGCTGCCTATCAAGAACGCCTTCGCCTCTTGCGCGAGATCATCGCGGGCGAAAATCAGAGCGATTTCGCAAAGCGTCTCGGGATACCGTTCAAGCGGTGGAGTAATTATGAGCGCGGTTATCCCGTACCACGGGAAACCGCGTTCCTGATCGTCAGCGCCTTCCCCGGCATGTCGGTCGAGTGGATTTGGTGGGGGTGGGACGGCAACCTTTCCAAAGAGTTCAAGGCCAAGATTGCCACCGCCGAGGCGCACCAAGAGGAAATCGCCGCAGCGCAACGCGCCGTCGATCAGGCGGCGGAAAAATTACGGCTGGTCGCGGCCAAGCGGAAAAAGGCTATTCGGTCGTCTGCGCCTCGTCGCCGATAGAGGGCGGACTGCAAACCAGCGGCAACAGCCGACCGCAGAGCGCGAGTGTGTCTTTGCATGCCTGATAGTCGTGAAGGGGAAGCAGCCCTATCATGTAGAGCGCCTGCCGCTCCCTGTCATACTCATGATTTTGTTCACATTGCCGGTCTGACATGACTGCCTCACTGGTACGCGACTGGTTCCGGCCCCCTTCCCCGGTCGGAAACTTTCACCATATCAAACTTTTTATGTGAATTAAAAATATATTTGGCGGATGGCGCTATCCTCGTAATTCACCGGCATCGCACCTAGTAAATCGTAACTAATACGATATAGTGGACAACTTCCTAAAAAATCGGAGGTCCCGCTATGACGAAAATCGGCCTAGCTTCTTCCCGCGTCCACCCCGAGATGCAGGAAGCCCTCGAAAAACTTGCGAGCGAGCGCGCTCCCGCTACCGAAATACAACGTCCGACCTTTGGCGGCCCGCAGCGCGACGCCATCAATTCGGTCGTTGACGGCCTCGTTTCGGAAATCTGCGCCGACATCGGCAAGCTTCGCATCACCCTTGATGAAGTCGAGCAACAGGTGCTTGAGGGCGCGGCCCATGCCAAGCAACGCCTCAATGACCAAGTGCAGATTTGCGTCTCGGTGAAGGACGAAATCACGCACATGAACCGCGTCGTTGCCGACATTCAGGAGCGCGGCAAGACGTTGCTGGTGTGAGCCGATGCCCGTCAGCTTCGACCAGTACAAGGCGCTGTTGTGGGTCCGTCAGCATCAACCGACTGACTGGTCTGAAACCGACGCCCCGCCCCGGCGCATCAGGGTTTCCCTGATGCAGGCCGGGCTGATCCGCTTTTCGGCGGCCCGCCGCCGCTTTGACCCCATCAGCTTCACCCTGTCGGAACAGGGCGAGAAAGCGTTGGCGAGCGATGAACAGCGAGCCTGAATTATTGCAAGCGCCTTGGTCATCGGCACAGGTTGACGCTCTCAACTATTTCCAGCGGCGCGGCGACTTTCACGAATTTACCTGTCCCGAGCATCACGACGGCGCAGACCGGACCTTGCTAGCGACCAAGGACGGTTGGCTATGCCCGCATTGCGACTACCGGCAGAATTGGGCGCATTCGATGATGGTCACGCAACCGCCGCTGGAACACGGCTATATCCTGCCGTGTGACGTGATGCTGCCGCCCGCGACCGTGATCCGCAAGGGCTGTCACCTTGGCACGTTGATGACCGGCCTTAACGTCCGCATCGGGCGCACGCCCGGCGACAACAGTTTCGGCAACCCTGCGGAAAGCGTTCGCGCCTACCAAGCGGGCGAGGACATCCCGATCACGGTCAAGGCGGCCGACTACAACTATGAAGGCCGCTTGGCCGGGGTTGCGCTCAAGAGGTCGGGCGCGGTTCGCTACATCGTCGAGGATGCCAGCCGCCGCCTATTCATTCACAACCATTTCCAGATCGGGGTTGCCGAGGGATGGCTGCCCGACAGTTCGTAAAAATTACGATTGGATCGTTAAGGAACCTCCCCTATACTCCTACGGTGATTTGCGTGCGGGAAAAACCGGAAGGTCACATCCGAGATTTACCGGCCGATGACCCCCAAAATCCGGGGCACGCCTCTCACCGCGAGCAATGGCTTGAAGTAGCCAGAGCCATCGGCCGCGCACTCGCCGAACAGGATTATGAAAGGGCCAAGGGGAATGACAATCGCAGCGGTGTACGCAAGATACTCAACCGACCTACAGAATGACGCCTCTGTTGAGGATCAAATTATCTATTGCCGTGAATTGGCGAAGCGCTTCGGCTTCACGATCAACGATAAGTTTATTTTTTCCGACCGCGCGAAATCGGCGACAACTATGTTTGAGCGCGACGGCTTATATTCGATGATGAAGGCAGCCAAGCAACGCGCCTTTCAAGTTGTTATCAGCGAACACATTGACCGCATTTCGCGCGACGAAGAAGATTTGCAGCATATCTTCAAGCGGCTTCAATTTAACGAGATCAAGATTTGGACGCCGAATGGCGAGATCACAAAATTTCATATTACGGTCGGCGGCCTAATCGGCTCGCAAACTGTAAAGGACAACGCGGATAAGGTCCGTAGACATCATGACGCGCGGGTGCGAGAGGGCAAAATTCCCGGCGTGCCCGCCTACGGCTATCGTTGCGTTCCGGGCAAGCCATCCGAGAAAGAGATTGATCAAGAAAAGGCCGAGATCGTCCGACGTATTTATTCCGAATATGGCAACGGTAAATCAACGCGAGAGATCGCGGAAGGATTGACGCGCGACGGCATTCGGAACCCGAGCGGCGGTGCAGTCTGGAACCATCAGGTTTTTACCACCACTCGCAGCGGCATCCTCAACAATCAAATTTATATTGGCAAGGTGATCTGGAACGCCACGCGCGGCATGCGTAATCCTGACAATGGAAAGATTATCAGACGCGCCAACAATCCCGACAACATCATTACGGTTGATGTCCCGCATCTGCGGATCATGGATGATATCCTTTGGCATCGAGCTAACGGACTTTCCAAGGAGCGCGGCGTTTGGAGGTTCGGCCCCGGTGGCAAGCGTCCAAAGCGTAAATCGCCAACTTTGAAAGGAAGCCTTCTGTCGGGGCTGGTGATTTGTGGCAAGTGCGGCGGCGGCATGATCCTCACGTCGTCACGACGGCTTACCGTATCGGGTGGCAAGTTGAGTGGCCCGTTCACCGCCTGCAACGCGGCGCACTATCATAGTGCCTGCGATCATCGCAAAAGTTATGATCTGGCGAAATTAGAGCGCGTTGTTCTCAAGGGGATGAAAGAATACCTAACCGACCCGGAGGCACTAATCGAGGCAACCAAAGCCTATCATTCCCGATGGTCCGAAAAGCAAAAGGAAGATCGGATCACGCGCAACGAGTTGCAAACGAAGGTCAACAATTTGGATCATCGAATTGAGCGTGCCGTTGAAGCGATCACGGAATTGGATGAGCCTATTCCGGCCCTCGTAGCCAAACTGAAAAAACTCGAAATCGAGCGGGCTGGTGCGGCTGAACAACTGCGCTGTATCGAAGCGGAGGAAAATGTTGTGAGCCTTCACCCCGCCTCGCTCGATAAATTCCGATCCGACATTAGCCAAATCCACGCCGCCCTGTTGCACGATCTCGAAGATGAAGGTTCGCGGCTTGCTTTCCGCAATGTGTTCGACCGTTTCGTGGTTCACCCGACGCCGCCGCGTGCGGAGTACGAAGTAACGCCCTACGCAAGACTTTCCGCGATTATGGGGATGAACCTGTTTCCAAAAATTCGGACGGTCGAAGAAATCATGGAAGAACAGCGGGTTACTGGTACAGATTTGGCAAGCGTGCCCACCCAAGCGCGCCGAAACTGGACGAGCGATTTAATCTGTTTGGGCCGGTGGCGGCAAACCGCCTAGCTAGGTCGTGCGGAGACTGTCGGCGGCCTTGAGGATTTCAACGACCACCACCTTGAAATAGTCGGCGTTGATCTGCCGTTGCAGAAACCCGAGGTCGGCGGCAAAGCCTGTCCCCTCCTTGCGGAGCCTGCCCTGTACGATCAGGGCGTCCACCGCCCGCTTGGCATTCGAGCGCGGGATGCCCAAAATTCGGGCGATGCAGGCCACCGTCAGCGGCTCGCCGCCCCGACCCTCGTTCTGCCGGATCGCCATCGCCACCAACCATTCCTCAAATAGTCCACTAAAATTTTTTTTGCGGTGGGCCGCCCGCCGCACCGCCGCGACGATGTTGAGCATCATTTCCGAAACGATAGCCGACTGCTTCTGACGTTTTGCGAGCGCCGCTGTAATAGTTTTGCCCATCCCCACAACTCCTGCATGATTTGTTTTTCTTGATTTTTTTTCGACCAAATTGGTCACCACGCCTGTCCCCCGACGGACGCAACGGAAAAGTCGTAAATTTTCCGACGAAAGGCAATTGTCCTAAAGGCCGTATTACAACGGTCCCCGCGCGCTACGTCCGCATCGCCGACATTGGTTTGAATGTGCCGCTTTTTAAATTTTAGGCGCGCCAGTTCACAAGTCAGAAAAAATACGCCATCATTGCGACACAACCCAAGCGTCACAAATGAAATCCATGCAAGCCGCCACATTTGCAGCTAGGGGAAACGCTGATGGCAATCAAAAAGCTGACGTTCTCGTTCGAGGTCCCGATCACCCAATTGTTAGGGCTGATCGCGACAGGGAATAGTGGTCTGAAAATCGACGTGCTTGGCGACGACAGGCCAGCGCCACAGAAGCGACTAAACCACCACAACGGCGTCAAGCTTCTGGAAGCGCCCAAACAACCGCGCATTCCGCGCGTCCGAAGTGCGAACGGAAAGCCGAGTTGGGTGTCCATGCTTGAGGCGCTCGCCAAGAACCCCGAGCATACCAAGTCAACCACCGATCTAGGACGGGTGCTTGAGGCCAACGGCCTATCGGCGAAGAGTGTCAGCCCGCAACTATCGAAGATGCAGGAGAACGGAATGGTGACGCGCACCGAGCCCGGCGTCTACCGTCTCACTGCCAAAGGTTTGCGTGAGGCCATCCAGCGAGGCTTTGGAGTAACGAGAAAGCCACCCAAGAAAAAGAAGAAGGCCGCCGTCGTCGCCACCGCTGACGTAGCGGAGAACAACAATGGGTAAAGCAACCAAGAACGGCCACGACCGCAAGCGCAAAGGCTCAATCCTGTACCGCTCTTATTCGTTCGTCGATAAAGACCCGGTGATCGACAAGGTACGCACCATCGTCAACGATGAAGGTCTGAATTATTCCGACATCCATCATATCAGCGGCGTCTCGACCACGACGCTGCACAATTGGTTTGAGGGCGAAACACGCCGCCCGCAATATGCGACCGTTGCGGCGGTGACGGGCTCGCTTGGCTACCGGCAAGAGTTCGTGAAATCGAAAGAGATCAATTTCGAGCGCGAGATTGCCAAGGCCAAAAAGGAAATCGAGCAAGCCAGCAACAAGGCAAAATGACCATGCCCACATCAAAAAAACGTCAAGATAAGAGGCCACGCGCCAGCACTCCGATAGACAAGGAAATCGGCCTTCGTATTCGCGCGATGCGTACCGATATCGGTATGAGCCAAGAGGAACTTGGAACGGTGATGAAAGTCTCGTTTCAGCAAGTCCAAAAATACGAAAAAGGCGTCAACCGCATTTCGGCTGCGAGGTTGATCCAGATTTCTAACGCACTCAACACCACGCCGCATCATCTACTCGGTTGGGAGACGACCGCGCGAATGGCAGACACCGAGTTCGATCTGTCGGCCTACAAGCTTTCAAAGCGTTATCTCGCATTGCCGGAAAATCTCTTGGCACCGATGAAGTCGCTAATAGATGTCCTGATCCGCGATCACGAAACCAGAAATGGAGGTTAAGACGACTAACACTGACGGAAAATCGGGAGGATCAAACGTCATGTTAAAGAGTGCGGGACCATGCTCAATGCAGCCATCAAGAATATTCCGCTGCCGAGCCGAATGGCGCGGCGGCCCGTCAGTGATCGCGGCTTCCCGGTGCCGTGGTTTGTCGCCAACATCAACGGCGAGTGGGATTTTCGCGCGATTGCGCCGGGCGCAATGGTTGACGCCTACAGGAAGCGGCTTTGCTGGCTCTGCGGTGAGCCTCTAGGGCGCTATGTGGCGTTCGTGATCGGGCCGATGTGCGCGATCAACCGCGTATCGAGCGAGCCGCCCTCGCATCGGGAGTGCGCCGTCTACGCCGTCAAGGCGTGCCCGTTCCTCTCAAAGCCGAACATGCGGCGCAACGAAAAGGACTTGCCGATTGGCAAAGACATCGCTGGCATTCACCTAGAGCACAACCCCGGCGTTTCGCTGGTCTGGATTTGCCGCAGCTACCACCCGATGAAGGTCGTCGGCGGTACGCTATTCGAGGTCGGGCCGCCGAGCGAAACGCACTTCTATCGCGAAGGCCGCATCGCCACCCGCGCTGAGGTCTTGGACGCCATCGACAAGGGCCTGCCCTACTTGCGCGAGATCGCCTCCATCGAGGGCGGCGAACGGGAACTAGACCAGCACATTGAACGCGCCATGAAACTTGTCCCGGTGGCCTGACATGGAAAACACCAAACGCATTATCCAAGGCCAGCACAGCGCCCAACAGCGCAACAAGTTGAGTTTGTGGACGGTGTACGATCATCCGGTGGACTTTCCGAATAGCTACGTGGCACGACGCTTTGAGGTCAATGCGGATGGTCCCGTCGCGACAGGCGATCTGATCCAAGGAGAGCTAGACGCCATTCGCAAAAGTTTCCATCAGGCGGGCCTGACGTGCCTCACGCGCAATGAGGGCGATGAACCGCAGATCGTGGAAAGCTGGCTATGAAGTCCGCCGTCGCAGTGCTGTTACTCGCCAGCGTCAACGCGGACTTTTCCGAACGCTGGAACGCCATCAAAAACGACCCGCCGCCGCCAGTCGTCACGCGATCCATCATGACGCCAGAGCCGCCACCACCACGTCATCACCGTGAACGTCGTCACGCGCGGCACCATCACGGTTTTGTCTGCCATCGGATTAATTACGTGCATGACCATCACCGCTATTGGAGATGCAGGAGATGACGGAATTTCGGTTGGGTATTCATCGCCTGTCGGGTGACATCATCGTCGAGATCATCAGCGATGATGGTTTGCTGGTCGGGGCGATCTACCCGACCCACAACGGCTCAAACTCAATTCACGTCGTCAGCAAATATTTTGCGAAGGTCCCCATCGTCGAAACATTGGCCGAGGTCCCGATCCCCGGCTATGCCATCAAATTCAGGGAGCGACAATGATGCCACAGCACACCCTTGGCGACGCGCCGATTGAGGAAGCCTATCGCGTCGAAATGAACCGCCTCGCCGAACTGATCGATAAATTTTTCAACGGTGGTTTGCGGGGAAAAAGGCGCAAAGTCGGCTTCGTGCTGATGGTGTTCAACTTCGGCGACAGTGGCCGTGCTAACTACATTTCCAACGCCGACCGCGCCGATGTTGTGACCCTGCTCAAGGAACAACTTGCGCGCTTCGAAGGCCAGCCGGAAATAAAGGGCAGCGCATGATCGATCCTCAAATGTGCCGCGAGATCAGCGTCACCATCATGAACCGCATCAGTGAGGGCGAGTGCAAGGACACCCGCTATTGCCTGATCGTGTGGTGCGACTGCGGCGACAAGCCGGAGTTCATCGGCGGCAACGACATTGACATGCCGCGCGTGCTCAAGATGCTGGCGCACGCCGGTCAGACCGTTGAAGCGATGGAAGGCATTGAGGGCGGCACCGCATGACGACAAACGAAACCCTCGACACACTCAATCAAGATCAGTGCCCCGACTGCGGCATTTTCGGAATGGAGTTAGGGCCGCGTGGCGGGCTTTCCCGCAACGTCTTTTGCAAGGGTTGCGGCTCTGGCTTCAACGTCGCGCCGTGGCGCTTCGACCAGCCGCCGCACGATTTTGTTTTCGTCGAGCGTATCAGGGAGCGAACCCGATGAGTTTTTATGTCCTTTGTGCCGCCAGCCTTCCCGGCAAGTCGGCCCTCGCCCATGAGGCAACCGCCGCCGCGCTTGCCGTGGCCGCCGCCGCTGGCGATATCGTGACAGGCCCCTATCTCGAATGGTCCGATCCTGATGCGAACAACGGCATGGGCGCGGAACGTTGGACCGACGACATAGAAAAGGCAAAACGCTTCGCGAGCTTTAGCGAGGCAATGAATTGCTGGAAAGCGCAAAGCAGTGTTCGCCCGTTCCGCAGCGACGGCAGACCCAACCGCCCACTTACCGCATTCAGCGTATCACCGCAGCTCATCGAGGATGTATGACCCCGGATTTGAACGATCTCAACCGCGCCGCCAAGCGCATGATGCGGATCAACGCCGTCATGATAGTGCTCAACTGCGTCGTGATCGTTCTCAATGTCTGGTATCTCTATGTCAGCCACTAAGATTTACACGGTCGCGCACTTGCCCGACAGCCTCGTTCAAAAATGGCTGCAACACTTACGCGACTTCGACACCGCAAATCCTGAATGTCATTTCGAGGTCGGCATTGACGGCCCCGAGGCTTCCGCCGCCGACATGATCCGAATGCTGCGGGTATCGCCGAGCCTAACGTTCTCGAAAATTTTCGAACGCACGAATTTTCGCAAGCCGACTGACGACGATTTCAAATGAACCGGATCGGCATGCGAACCGTGATCTGTATGGCGGTCGTCATCGCATTCGCAATCATTCTGGAAATCATCGCTCTCACGAATTGTTACTTCGGTTTTTATAGGGCTTCGTGGCGCGTGATGCTGCTCGACAGAGAGCTTTCGCGCTGTGTTTTCCGTGACAAGCATTTTTTAAAAATGAAAGTTAGTGCTGTGCCGCAAGCGCTTCACACCCCGAAATCGTAACAACTCCGAATTTGGCAAAAGTCGATTTGCTAGAATGGCCTCACGCGCGGGCGATCTCGCGTGGGCTGTTTGAAAATAAAAAAAGCTCGCACCCGGCAATGAGCCGAGTGCGAGCCTACCCCAAAGGAGAAGTTACAATGTCCAAACGCAATACACTTGAGCAAGTAGAGGCGTCTATCTTGCGATGGCAGTCTCGGCTACGGCGCGCGGCCAATGCGCTGGCGAAGCTTGAGAAGCAACGCAAGCGGCTTGCCGCCAAGGCGAGCCTGCCGAAGGTTACAAAGCCATCGCTGGCCGAGACGATCATGCAAGCGACAATCGCCCCGCCCAAGCCGGTCGGCGAGATCGACACGTCAATTCCGGCGTTCCTGCAACGCAAGAAGCCTGACCCGGTGGCCGAACAGATCGTTGCCGAGCAAAAGGACTTGAAGCGCCGCAAGGCACAAGGCCGCATCGCGACGATGAAGGCCAAGAAAAGCGGTGAGACGCGGAAGATGCCATTGACCGGCAAAGCCGCGCTCGCCGCGATCCGGGGTGACGCCGGGGCAGAAAGTCGCTAGAGTGTGATTGTGGGGCGGCCTTTGGGTCGCCCCTTTTTCTATCGGGTGATCGCGATGATCACGACGCCAGCGCCGCCGCCGCCACCGTTAGTGATGGTCGAGCCGTTATAGCTGCCACCGCCGCCGCCGCCGCCCGTGTTAGGCGTGCCTGCGGTCCCGGCTGCGCCGAGCGCGCCACCGGCACCACCACCACCGGCACCACCCGCGCCGGGGCTTAGGCCGCCCGTGTCGTTTCTAGTTCCGCCACCACCGCCGCCGCCATAGGTGACCGACGCGCCTGAAATGGTTGACGACAAGCCAGAGCCACCCGCCCCGCTGGTCGCGCCCGGCGTGCTCCCGCCAACCGCTCCCGCACCACCACCGCCGCCTGCCGGGAAAGGAGTAGACGCGACGTTGTTGCCGCCACTGTTGCCTTGCCCCGCTGTGCCCGCGCCACCGGCTTCGGTATTGCCATTTGATCCGGCACCGCCGCCCGAACCGCCTGCAAGGCCGGGGTTGGTGCCCGAACCGCCGCCACCGCCGCCAAGTGCGACGGCGAGAGCCCCGATTGATGAGTTGCCGCCATTGGTGCCCGTCGCACCCGAGCCGCCGCCGACCCCTCCCGCACCAACCGTGATCGTTAGCGACGTGGTGGGAACAAGAGGTGCCGACCCTACTAGGAAGCCGCCAGCACCACCGCCGCCGCCAGCCGCGCCACCACCACCACCACCGCCGCCTGCTTGGACAAGATAGTTGGCCGCCGAAACCGATGTTGGCGTGGTGAGCGTGCCGCTCGCATTGAAAATGTAGATCGCCGTGTCGGTTGTCGGCGTGTACTTGATGACGATGAGGCCGGGAGCGCCCGCACCCGACGTGTTGCCGCCGCCCGAGCCGCTGCCCGAGCCGCCGCCGCCGCCGCC